TCTTCAGGAGCAGGAGACCAGTCAGTCACCACTGTGCCTCGCTCTAGCTTCATATTTGAAAGGGTGACATCAGACACGGTGTCTGCCCCATTGCTCCAGCCGTGTGGATAGATATAAATACTTTTAAGACCATCTACTATTGCTCCATCCTTGTTAGGTGTCTTTAACGTTGCACTGTAATGTGTCTTTCCGCTTTCAAATGGAATATAAATGCGAGTAAAAAGATGAGTGCTGTAAGCAAAGTACACCATAAACCTGTTGTCCTCTGGCGGAGTCAGAACTTCTACATCAAATTGAATTGTATAGTCTGTATCTTTTATCAGGCATTCCGAAAGCATATAATAAGCGTATCCTGCACTAAGTCGTCGTGGCTGTTGGGTGCGGAGAGCAAGGTTGCGACCACCGACTTGTATTTGTCCGTCTAGGTCTTTGGCTTTGGCGACGGCGTCATCATACGCTTTTTGAGCTTGAGCGATTGCTTTCTTCTCCGCCTCTGTTAGCACACCATCGGAATAGGCCTTTGCATTTGTTTCAGCGAGCTTCGCTTGCTTTTCCGCAACATCAATTGCTCTCTTCTCCGCTTCCGTTAGAACTCCATCAGCGTACGCCTTTTGTCGCTCCTCTAGCAGTTTGTCTTGAGCTTCGGCATACGCTTTGGCGGTCTCCAACGCTTTGTTCGTTGCATTTATACGTGCTTGCTCCTCGGCTGTTACGATGCCGTCTGCGTGTGCTTCCGCCTTAACTCGTTCGGCTTCGGCTTGTGCATTGGCATAGGCCTCCCACGCCCTCTTGCTCGCCTCTTCGCTCTCCTTTAGTTGTGTCGCACCAATGTACCGCACCTTATCCACCCAGTGGCTTTCCACAAATGCACTGCTCCCCTGCTTGGCGAATAGCATCGTCCCCGCTTCGTATGAAATGCCATTCACTACTTGCGAGGACTCCATCACCCACGTGTCGCCCTCCTCGTACTTCGTCGGCTTCACAAGAAATGTAGTACTTTTCCCGTCTGCCGTCGTTTGGGCTTTAGAGGCTTGGGCAAGGGCTTGCGATACAAGGGTATCGTGTATCTCCTGCCACTTAAACTCCGTTGTGTACCGCCACGATTTGCCCATAAATTCACCGCTCTCATCAGTACTAGTATAAGTATCACCGATGTGACGAGCTTTGAGCCCGTTGGTTGTCCACTCATTCTCTGGAGCTTTGTTGGGTGCTGGTGCACCAGGGTAAAACCAATTAGATACCTCTCCATCGGCTTGCTCCTGCAAATTGTCTAGCCGTTGGTTCGCTTTGTTTATAAGGTCAGTGAGCGTTGCATTGTCATTCGCTCCACTCTCACGGAGTGCATCTAGTGCCTGCCGTAGTGTCTGTGTGCTATCAGCTTGAGCTTTATCGCCTTCCTCTCGTGCCTTAGCTTCATTTTCAATGCTTGCCTGGACATCTTCAGGAGCAGGAGACCAGTCAGTCACCACTGTGCCTCGCTCTAGCTTCATATTTGAAAGGGTGACATCAGACACGGTGTCTGCCCCATTGCTCCAGCCGTGTGGATAGATATAAATACTTTTAAGACCATCTACTATTGCTCCATCCTTGTTAGGTGTCTTTAACGTTGCACTGTAATGTGTCTTTCCGCTTTCAAATGGAATATAAATGCGAGTAAAAAGATGAGTGCTGTAAGCAAAGTACACCATAAACCTGTTGTCCTCTGGCGGAGTCAGAACTTCTACATCAAATTGAATTGTATAGTCTGTATCTTTTATCAGGCATTCCGAAAGCATATAATAAGCGTATCCTGCACTAAGTCGTCGTGGCTGTTGGGTGCGGAGAGCAAGGTTGCGACCACCGACTTGCACGGTGTCGGTGATGACCTCCTCAACACTCTTTGTGGAGCCGTCTGGGCGTCTAAACTCAATCTTGTCGCTGTAGATATTGCCCGTCTCTAGGTCAATGAGCATATTACCGCTCCGTGAGCGTATATAGCGAGTGGCGATATGCGAGGGGCTTATCTCCGTAAACCCATAAAGTGGCGTAAAGTCTCGGCTCCGCTCCGCTCCATTCAGTAACCCCACAAGCAAACGGTCGGGGGTTATCTGTAGTGGCTTCGTGCTAACGACATACCTCGGCGCTGGCTTCAGCTCCACATAGATATGTGCCTGCTGTTCGTCTGGCTTCAGTGTGTAAGTAAGTGCGGGTATCGTGGTCTCCTTGGTCTTTGGCTCTGGCTCCAAAGTTGTCCCTGCTACTCTCTGACGTATCGTTTGCCGTGGTATCGTAATAGCACCGCCCTTGCCCTCCGTCCAGCTAAAGCCACCACCCACAAACTCAAACTGCAATGCAGGTGAGCCAATCACCGCATACATCGTCTGCAACGTCTCGGGCTTAAGTGACTTGCTAAATTCCTCCACCTTTAGCTTCTCCACCATCTCCCGCACCGCCTCGGTGTCTTTGTATGTGCGGTCTTGCAATTTGATAAGGCTCTGCCGTGTCTCCTCACGTCTAATCACCTGCTCACCCTCCACCTTGCGGATAAGACTACTAAACGACCCGCTAGAGACACTATTCGCCAGCTCTACCTCGGGGCTGAATGGTCTACTCAGATACCGCTTAACGCCCACAATGCGTATCTTCGTTGGCTCGGGTAGCCACTCGGGGTCTGAGAATAGCACGCTCTTACCCACCTTTAGCTTGTGAGCCACCTCGCCCCACTTCTTGCTTGCCCAAATGCCGTCAATCTCGGCACGTATCTCAAACTTATCATCTCGCTCCTCGTGCAGTACTTTCAGAGCTTCCTCCAGCAGTTTTTCCTCCGCCTTTCGTATATACTCATCTGGCAACGCACACCCAAAGACGGCATACTTATCTCCCACCTTTGGTAGGAACGACCCCGAGGGCATCGTAATGCCGTCCTCCTCACGTTGCACAAGCTGAAACGTCCGAGAGGTATGTATATACTTATGCACCTCAAATCCGTCACGTCCAGCAAGCATACCGCTTTGGAATACCACCTTCATCACCTCATCGGGTATCTGGTACTTGCTGTAATCCAAGTTCTCGGGAATAGAGCTGTCGGCAAAGTCCACCTGCCCCTTTTTCGTGACCGTCACACTAGACACCACACCCTCCCTCATCGGGTAGACGTGCTTCAAGTCCACACTCTCATCTCTGTAGCACCCACTCGCACCATTCAACTCCACATACGTCCCTTTGGCATCAGTAGAGTACTCCGCCGTGCTAACAGACTTCGGCAGGTGCAACCGCTTCCCACCATACTTTGCAGGGTCTATATTCCGCTCCCCCGTCTGTACGTACACTCTCCTCACTGGGTACTCATCACTCGCCAACCTCTTCACCTCGGGGCGTATGCCATTACCCTCACCATACCTCAATGCCAACGGCTCCTCAGTACCTCCGTCCAGCTTTCCGATATGCAACGTCTTCTCGTCAATGCTCCACTCCGTCTCCAGCTTATCCGCCAGCTGTTGTAATCCACCAAGTACCGTGGTGTGGTTGTAAGGTATCATCACCTCCGCCCTCTCGGGTACGCTCCCCACTTTCCAGCCACCCTCCTTATCTCTAGCGTTCATTATATCCACCAGCATCTGCAAATGCTCGTGTGGCTTCGCTGTCAGCGTAAACTCCAACCGCCCGTCAATCTGGTTCTGCACCTTGTAGAGCCGTGTCCTCTCCCCGTCCCCATAGAACGTAGCACGATAGCTGTAATGCTGAGTGTGATACATCGTGAGGTCTTGCGGTCTCATCAGCGTATACCGCACCCCCTCAACAACCACCTCTGCACCCACATTCAATTCCACGTGGTTCGGCACCTCAAACGATAGTACCAGCGTGTCAATCTCCCCGACCCCTTGGTATGTATAGCTATCTTCCAAAGGCGTCACGGTCACTATCTTCTTCCCCTCTTTTATCTCCAGCTTCTTCATCACTTTATCACCACCATAGACAATTCAAACTGCCACCACAACGTAGGCTCGTAGCTAAAAGACACACTCTTGCACCCCTTGTAGTACGTCCTCACCACGCCACTCGGTGTCGTCATCTCCACATCGCTACTCGTCGCCAAGCTAGACAACAGAGCCATACGATTCTGCCAAAACTCCTCCACCGTCTTACCCAGCATCAGTACCTCCAACGTCATCTCGTATGCTCTCCTCGTTAACCGCTTCGCACCCTCGGGACACTCCCATACCATTCTATCGTCAGCCCTGCACTTCAACACCTTGCTCCCAAACTCCGAAAACGACCTCCCAGCAATCTTAAAAGCTTCGCTCCTCGGTATCAGACTGCTCCCCACTGATTCCATAACCACATCGGGGAACTTATCACTGACCTCCAAACACTCCAACTCCGTCTCTATGAACTTCGGCTCCACCACCTTACGTGGTACCAGCTCCACCTCACTTGGCAATGGACCAATCACGCCCTTGTAGCGCCCATTCCTCAATATCTCCTCCACGAACGCTTTTTGCGTCTCCATAGATACCCACTGCACACGAACCACCTTATCCCCTCTCCTCAGAGGCTCCCCACTCGTCTCCCGTCCGTCACGCTCATACCAGTCGTTATGCTCTGGCTCAACCGCTGGCGGATAACACACCAGCTCCGCAAGTGTTCCGTATCCTAACTTCATACCTCCTTAATAGCTCGCTTCCATTGCGTCCACCTTACTCTCCTCCATTATCTCCCGTAGCGTCTCCTCTGTGTCATTGCTCCAGCCGAGTATCTGTATCGCTTCCCTGCGACTTACAAGCCCACTCTGCACAGCTAGCGACAAATTCTGTATCGTGTCCTTGTCGTCATTTATCGTGTATGGCGTTATCTCAATCTCCGCCTGCACTGCGCTACAATCGCCACCGCCAATCATCTCCACCATTGCCTTAACGACATTCACCTCACGACTAAAGGCTTCCATCAGTCGTCCGCTCTCGTCACGGACTTTGAGGTGTGCATCAATGAATAGTTGCTTCCTCGCCTCCCCACTCATCGGGGTACTCTTGATACTCTCATAGCTCCAGTCGGGTATCTGTAGCTGTGAGAAAAACGACTGCTTCAGTTCACTGATGAAGTACTTCAAGTTCTCCACAGCCTGCGCCCACGTTGCATATCCTGCACTCGCTCCTTGTGGCAGTAGCAGTATCGATCGAGCTTCGTTCATTCCTCCAGCTTCGTCACCAAAGCGTATATCCGTGTCCGATTTAATGTAGAATATCGGCTTTGAGTTCCGTCTCAGGTAGTTACCGTTCCTACTCACCGCCCACTCCATCTCATATACCAGCGGTGAGGTATCCTCCCATATCGGTGTCGGTCTGTGGATATACACTCCCGGTATCTTACCAATCGTGTGCGTCTCATCTGCCACCAACCGCCAATCATCGTCTTTGCCCTCGTATCTGAGGTGTTTATCACTCGTGTAGGTATCTAGTATCCTCACGCTCTCACTACCTACTCTCCGCTCGCTCTGAACGCTCATCGCAATCATATCTCCACCCTCGTCAAACAGCGGGTAAAGCTCATACCCATTCATCGGGCTGAAATTCCTACACCTAATCTTATCCCCAGCCTTAAAGCCGTACAGCTCATTCTCCCCCTCTACAGAGTACCACAGCGTAAATACCTCGCAGCTAGCGAATAACATCGTAGTTCGTTCCACATTCACACTGTCAATGCGGTTATTGGCGAACACGGCTTCCACCCTGCTAGACTGCTCGTCCATCTCCTCGTACAACCTCTTCACAGGCACCCCACAGACTAACTCGCTCATTCGCTTCGTTGCCAACCTCTGCAAGTCATACGTAATCCTCGTGACCATCTCAATCCCCTTACCCGTCACCTTATCTGGGTAAATGCCTTTATCCATCACTGGGTGTTGCTTCGGGTCGTACTCCTTTTCCAGCTCCTTCCAAGGTCGCACGCTCACTTCTTTTCTCTTTAGCTCCCTTACCACTTCTTTCGGCTCCAGCTTCACAATCTCCTCAATCCTCATACCTCTCTACTATCTAAAATGCTATACTTTCCAACCTCTTCAAGTCTGCCCTCTCTGGCACCCTCCTAATCGGGTAGAACGTATTCGCCAAAGCGTCCAGCAAGTCCGTAGACCTCCCCAACCGCTTTCGCAAATCCTCCTTCGGCTCAATCTGCACCGCTCCGTCACTAGCAAAGTACCACCGCACCTCCGTCAGCTCCTCCCTCAATCGCACATCGGGCGGTAGGCACGCTTCGTGACCATTCTTCGGGTCAAGCCATTCCCTTACGCTCCAAAACAGATACGCCCGCATATTCTTAAAGTGATACTGCCCCGTGCTGTCCTTTAGCCCGCTAGCGCCCTCCGAGTACTTACAACTGATAATCCTCCCCATCTCCTTTTCCTGCTCCACCACTCTAGCATACACACCAGCCCCCTCGCCAATCGTGTCAATGCTCACGTACAGACGCTTCGGATACCGCTCCCTCTCCGCTCTAATCATTCCAGCTACCTCCATATGGTTAGCCGTTCCACCAGAGTGTATCGCCCTCATCTCGCACACGTAGTCATCTCGCTTTTCACAGAACACCGTGGCATCTCTACCCATACCAGCAACGTCCACCCCGAGGACGTGCGTACGGATACTCTCGTGATACGGCTTCTCCCTCGCTTTCCACCTCTCCACAGCCAAGTCAACCCATTGTGGCGGTACCAAAGTGTCCTCCGATACCATAGGGAACTGCCCCAGCACCTTAACACGGAAAAGGTCATCGGGTCTGTACCACCGCCCCTCAAACTCAAAGTCGTCCAGCTCCGCCCTTGCGTCATCCTTGCTTATCGGACTTGCCCACGCCTTAACCTTATCGCACACCCACTCATAATCCACCTGCCCTGGTATCACGTTCCTCTTCATCGTGACATTCTCCGCATTCAGGCTATTCAAGTGAAACGACTTAAAGCGGTCGCTCTTCATCGCCTTGTACGCATACCCACTCGTATGGTTCGGGTTAAAAACGATTAGCAACCTAGAGTTGCCCTGCAGGTTACCCTCGATACTCTCGTATACCAGCTCTGATATACCACTCGCCTCCGTCACTACGAACATCGTATTCACAGCGTGAAACCCCGACCACGCCTCTCTGTTGTTATCGTCCGCCTTAAAGCCCGTCAGAAACCACTCCTCATTCCCAGTACGTATATCGTACGCATTCAGTTTGCCAATAAGGTCAACGCCCCTGCTCCTCGCTTTCTTATAGAGCCTTGCCACCTCTGGCATCATAATATTCTTAACCTGCCTATCCGTATTCCCAGACCAATGGTTATATCCATTCCTACGCACCATAACCATTCCTGACGGCACCTTAACACAATACACATAACCGTTGTATGTTTCCTTATACCACTGCCTCTTAGTTACTTTTGGGTACTCACCTCTCTTAGAAAGCTTTACTTCATAGTAAGTCTGAATTCCTTCTCCATATTTCCAGCCACTAATCCTCCCATCAGCGTCATGTAATACGACCCTCCTCCGAGTAGTATATTCTTTAAAGTTGGCTATCAATCCAGCCTTTACAGCTATCTCATGCAAGTCATTTGCAAGCTCACGGGATGAAGTGCAGAGTTTTCTACATCCATTCTTATCTGTACTCCCATCTCCGATATGATACCCCTTAAGAAATGCCAGCAACTCTTCAGTACCAGCTTCCTTTATCCATCGAGGTAGTTTCTTTGTAAGTGCCTTTCCATACGCCACAAATTCTTCCGCTATATCCTTTTGATATAACTCCCAATTGTAGCCACCTGACTTTTTCGGGTATCGGTGAAAAGTATTCCTAAAGTGTTTACTATTACGCTTGATCAAGTCATCCACGTACTCCGTATCATTCTGTGTTAGTGTGATACGGTACTTCCGAGAGTTCTTTTTAAACTGAGCAGACCCCTCGGCAAACCAAAATCCAAGAAATTCAAACCAATCTAAATCAGCGTCTGGCTCAGACTCTTTCCATTTTGCCAGCTTGACAAACTGACCATACATGCCATAAATCTCTCCAGCTTGTCTCACAGAGAAATCCCTAGCCATCTGAGATTTAAAGAGGCATCTATGCTTTGGAGTGACCAAGAAGTCCACGAGCTTAGAGGCACACCCAATCATATCTCCATTGTATGGGGCTACGATATAATCCAATGGGGTCACAAACTCTATCATATTGTCAGCCCCAAGCTGAGCCACTTTGTCTTCAGGCAGCAAGTCCTTGAACAGCTTCCATCCGCTATCGGTCAGTATCTCCGTCTTGTCATCATAGCACGGGGCTGTCAAAGCTACCTTGGTATTGTGAATTAACTCCCCCTTGGCGTTCCACCTAGGCGTAAGGTATAGAAATGAGAGAGCGATACAAGCCGATACAAAGTCCTTACCCCTTGCCGTGCCACTAGCTACCGCCACCATCTTCTCGTGCTGTACCGCACTCACGATAGCCTGCTGTTCACGGTCAAGGTGTACCCCAAAGGCTTCACGGATAAACTTATTCCAGTCCGCCCTCCAGCTCTGTATCACCTTTACGCCCTCACGCTTCATCGTTACTCACTTACTCCACTTCCTCCTCGTCAGTTATTATTCCGCTCTCCATAAGGAACTGCCCAAAGGAGACGTCTCCCGAAATCTCCTTTTTCTCAGCAGGGTATGCCCCGAGTAGCTTATTCATCTCGCAATCCACCTTATGCACAATCTCAAGGAACCTCGGGTCTCCCCCGAACTCCTTCTTGTCCCTCGTCTGCTCAATCCTACTCGTTGGTGTCTCATCACCGCCATCGGGGGTGACGATACGTCTGTCTCTCTGTTGCTCCTCCGTGATGCTTCGTTTGTAGCCCTCCAATGCTTCCCTCCTGGTCTGCATATGTCGCTTCACCTGCACCGCCACCAGCTCATCGTAGTTCGTGACACGCTCCCCTTTCCACTCCTCACGTATCTTCTTCAAGTCATCGTGTACCGTGCGAGTAGAGCAGGTTGGCACCCCCAGCTCCTCTATCACCTTTTCCGCAATCTCCGAGTGGCTCAGCCCCTCCAGATAGTACTTTGACACAATCACTCGCCTAGCGTCTGCCAGCTTCTTCCTCGCTCTGTTGTTTAGCTTCAGTACGTTATCCACCTTATCCTTGTGGTTGCTCACACCACCCTTGTAGCTCATTCCTTTGAAACTCATACGCATTCTCTCCTTTTATCTCCTTTGCCACAAAGATAACCCACCCCACTCGGTGGGTACGAAAAAGCCCCCTTGTAGCTTCTGTTCGCTACAAAGGGGCATCGCTCTTATCTCTGCTGTCTACTTAGTGCCCATTACCTTATTCTCGTTCGTAAATGGGTAATCCTCCGGGTACGTATCCCACGCTATATTATCCGCACTCCTCTCCCCTCTTATGATAGCTGGTCCGAGGTACTTGTAATTAATTCGGTGGTGCAACCGCCCGCCATTCATCACTTGCTTCTCCGCCACCACAGCACTCGGGAACTGTATCACCGGAACGAGTGCCTTGTTCAGTAGCTTGCACTCATTGTACAAGTCTGTCAAACCCCCAGCCTGCGTGGCACTCTGCACCTGCTGTAGCACTATAGCGTGGTTGGCGGTACCCGTAAACAGCCCCTCATTGATGATGCCGCAGAATAGGCTCGTATCATCATTCTGCACACCTCTCTCCCCTCGGTAGATATACGGCAATAGATAAAACGTGGTGTTCATCACCTTTCGTCTGAATATCTGTGCATTGTACCCCCCAATGAAGTCGCCCGTCTGTGAAAAAGCCATCACCCCGATACGCCTCTTCCTCATCAACGCCTCCATCTCCTCAAAGCACCGCCTCACGATATCCACATCTCGCAAGCTTCTCCTCTGCATAAATGTAGCGAAGTGCTGAGTATCATCATCCATAACGAGATAAAAGTCCACTCCGATACTCTTTGCAAAGTCTTGGAACATATTCCTCGCCTGCCCAGCACTCCGCCTGCTCACCGATGCTCTATGCACGTAGTCGTATCTCCTCCTTGCCTCCTCCATATCAAAGACGTGGATATTAAACCCGTACCGCTCGGCAGTGGCTTCGTACTCCGCTCTGTCGTCCGCTTCGCTATCCAAAAAGACATACACCTTACGCATATCCCAACCTATCTTATGTAGATATACCACCGTCTTGATATTCTCTGGCCTGTGGTAGCTCGGTATAAACACGTGGCACATATGCCCATTCCTCTCCACCTTATCTCTCATAACCGCTCACACCTCCCTCCATCCAGCTATCGTCAGTTGCCATCACCTCACCACGCACACGTATCAAATCGTCCTCAATAAAACCCTCAATACCTCCGTCTACCAATACCATTCGCAGTCGCTCCATCACACGCTTCTCCTCCTCCGTAGCACAAAAAGCATAATAATTCGCCACCGCTTCAAAGTTAATCTTGAGGAACCGATAGGCGAACCACTTCATTACCTGCTTCTGCTCATCGCTCAATTGGCTCTCCTCAATCACCTTTATCTTCTCCCCAAACTTCTCATCGTCAATGCACTCCTCCAGCTTTAGGTTCGGCACCTCCTCGGGCTCGTAGTACATTCCCGTAAACTCCAGCTCGCTCAGTCGCTCCGTAGCCGTCATTCGTGCCTGCTCCTCTACGTCCTCCAGCGTCTCCCTCGTCAATCCCCACTCCTCCAGCATCGGCAAATCCCAGTCCGCTTCCAGTAGTTCCCAATCCCATTCACCGAACGGCACATTGTCCTTGATGATGAACGCCTGCACCTCCTCCTCGCTGAGGTCGCTCGCCTTAATCACGTAGGCTCGTGGCTCCTCTCTCCACTCTTGCCAATGGTTGAAAATCGCCACCTGCTCCTCAGCCGACTTCTCCTTGTACTCAGCGCTTCCACTTAGCCACTTATCCAGTCCCTCATCGGTTGCCCCTGCTATCTCCTCAAGGGCTTTCAATCGCTGATTACCACCCAGCACCTGGCACTCGCTATCCACCACAATAGGGCGTATCTCCAGCATCTTTGGAAATACCAGCAAGCTCACGATTAGCTTCTTCAACTGCCCATCGGAAATCGTCCTCGGGTTGCTCGGGTTCATCTTCAACTCCCCCAGCTTCATTCTCTCAATCTTCTTCATACTCCTCTCCATTCAAATACTTCGTTATCACCTCCTTAAACTCGTCCACACTCCTGCAGATAGCATACTTGTATCCGACCCTCTCCACTCTCCTTTGAAACGCCTTTTGCGTCTCCTGCTGTCGTCCCTTAGGCGTCTTCATCTCCACGCAGAGTCCGTGGTACTTTCCACTCGGGTAGAGTAGGATAAGGTCGCTGACCCCAGCCAGCACCCCTTCCGCCTTAAGTATCGCCCCCGTCACGGCATTACGATACCCACCATTAGGAATTGCAAACAGCAATCCAGCAAGGCTCGTGTGCTGTAGCCGAAACCACAACACACACGCCTGCTGAATCCTGCTCTCCTCATTCTTCCTCATTCCTTGCTTCCTCTCACCGCTTCTTATCCTCTGCCAATAGCTCCTCCAGCCGTTTTCGCTTAAATGCGGGTAGCCGTCCGACCTGCCTTAACGCATAAATGAACTGCAACTCCGATACCGCACCCCGCTCACAGCACTTCTCCGCCAGCTCCTCAAAGGGTGTGCGAAACCACCTGCTCGCATACAAATCTAACGCTTCCAACACGTTCGGTAACCGCTTTTTACTCTTCATCGCTTTCCTCTCCTCTCTAGTTAGAACGGCAGGCTCTCCCCATCTCTCGTCACGAACGGTGCCTGCTGAGGTTGCATCTGTTGTGGCTGTGGTTGTGGCATCTGTTGCTGTGGGTACTGTGGTTGCTGATACCCTTGTGGCTGAGGTGCCACGGGCTGAATACGATACCCCGTCACATTCGTGTACCACTTCCCATTATACTCGCGTGAGTTAATCTCAATAGCCACTTCCACTACGCTCCCCACTTGTATACCTCCCTCGGGTATCTTATCACCGAACATCGTAAAGTAGACAGTCCGTGGATACCTCTCCTGCGTCTGTATCACCGCCCCCTGCTTCGTCCACTGCTTACCGCTCTGGCTTACTCCACTCTCAATCTTCTCGGTGTTGATAATCACCCCTTGAATCGTAATCTCTCCATTCATAATCTCATCTGCTTTTGTTTGTTATTGTTCGTTTTCCTTGTCTTCTCTCTCAATCTCTTCCACCAGCCTACCAATCACATCAAACGAGAGCCGATACCTGCTACGAGTGTAGTTCCTCGCATTCCTCTCCGTGGTGTAACTCCTGCAATACCTCAGATACCGCTTTGCGTCCTCCAGCTTCTCCAACCACTGCTCCAGCTCCCGTCCTGGTCTCGGCTCCCTTCTCTTCATCGCCTGCTAACACCCTTTATCGTCACATAATTGTACTGCTTAAACCTATCTCGCACCCTCGGTGGGTAGTTCTTCGTGAATTGGTCTACCGTAAGGTTCGTGGTCACATGGCACATCAGTCCACAATTCTGATACAGCTCGTACCTCGCCATTAGGAAATCATTCAGAACAGCCACAAGGTCGGTTCCGTAAATCCTCTGCTTATTGCTTGCGTCCAGCTCCAACCCGAGGTCGTGGAGACACACCCCCCAAGGTCTTGCCGACCCCAGTGTTCCAGCTTTCATTTCCACCCCTCCAATGTTGTAAGTATAGTAATCAAGGTTACCCTTTACTCTCATGTAATTTAGCAGTTCTGAGGCACTTGTGTTGATAAACTCTCTACTTTTTAACCTCATCACCGTTGCGAACTTACTTGCAATCTGCAGGTGTAGAGTTTTCCCGACCCCCCTCTGCCCCATCACGAAAAGAGGTTTATCCGTATCGCCCTCCACTCCCGTCATCTCCACCGCACACTTCCGAAACGTCTCCTCCCAGCGATTCAGATAGGCGATAAGATAGCGTACGAACCCCACATTCTGCTCATCAATCACGAACCGCTTTCCCTCCTCCTCAAGGACGATATCCCCCACCTCTTGGAATATCTCCACCTGCGTCTTGAGTTCATTCTCCGATTCCGTGTACCTCGCTTCATTCTTCTGCAGTTCCACCTGCTTCTCCTCCAGCCCCCTCAGTCCCTCCTCAATATGTGGCAGGTAGGTACCCACCGCCCTCGGGGCTTTTTTCGTTGTCGTTAGTATCATATCTTTTAGCTCCTATTTTCTCCGTATTTACGTTTTCTTCCTCGGGGTATGTACTTATATCACTTGACACCCAAACGCTCGCCTATCGCAAAATTAACGGCATCTACTCGGCTAGCATTCGCCTTATCTCATCTCCATTCGCCACCCGTGTCTGACTTAGGGCTTCCCTCTCCTCCTCATCGGCACGTTCAAAAATCGCTCTCACGTCCAAGCAAGCATCATAATCCGCTTCCGAGTTCATAGAGTTATCCGTGGCGTAGCTCTCCACTGGCTGAGCATTCAGATACTTACCCTCCAGTATCTTCTGCCAATTCGTATCATTTCGGAACACGAAATCAAAGTCCACTCTCCAGCCCCTATCGTTATCGCCTTTCAGAAATGGCACCTTTAGAATTTCCCTCGTGATTAGCTCCAGCACCTCCTCGGGCGTCATCTCTGGGAGTGCTGCTCTCCATTCCGATACACGTGCCTTGATTTTCTCCTTTCTGCTTTTTGAGATGAGCATTACCGTAGGCAGGTCATTCGCCTTTGCCATACGATTCCAAATCCGCTTCATCTCCTCGTAGCTCTCGCCACCGTTTTCTGCAGTCGTTTTCGCGTCCGCCACCTCCTCCTCTTTTTCTTTTTTCTTTTCTTTCTTTTTTGGGGGGATTATAGGGGGGTAATAGGGGGAAAAGAGAGGGGGGGAATAAGGGGGGCATTTTCTTTCTTTTCTTTTTTCTTTTTCTGTTCGTCCACTGCAAGCACTTTTTCCGATTCAAGGTCGCTTTTCGTCACCGAATACTCTCCAACCTCTGCAGAATTTGAATTTTGTATGCAATTACCGCAATTCTGCAAATCCGTACTTTCCTCCAAATCGTCTTTTTCATCTTCCCCGAAAACTCCATTCTGCAGTTTTTCGTTTTTGCTTGCATCAACTTCAATTCTGTTTGCAAAATCCAATTTCTGCAGTTTCGTATTTTCGTCTGCAAAATCATTCCCATTGTTTGCAAAATCTGAATTCTGCATTTTCGGACTTCCACCCCAAACTTCCGACACATATACTAAACGTGTATTCTCCTCCGTCCGAAACTTCCAAGGGTCAACTAAAAGATAATCGCCAACCAAATCAAGGAACTGCCTCCGCTTCGTACGCTCAAAATAATACTCCTGAATATCCTCGCTCGTCAGTACCTCATACAGCCCCAAAGCATCGCCACTGAACAACCCCCACTTCGTGGCACTCCTAATAACTCGGTCCAGCTCCTCAAGCTCCAACTTATTATCGCTAGCGAATAGGATACGCTCCACCTCCGTCCACTCCGTGAAATACCCCTCAGAGTAAATCTTGCACAGTAGCTTTATCACCACCGCAAAACCTACCAGCCCACACTCTGCCACGAGTAGCCGTATCTTCTTATCCTCTGCAAAGTCCACCTCCAAGGGTATCCTCTTCAATCCCAATGCACTGCTTTTCCTTTTCATCTCCATAGCTTCTCAATACTTATTTTAAGTCCACAGCCTCAACAGCCTCTAACGCTCTCCGTAACGTTCCAAATACCCCCATATATATAGGGCGTCTCTCTCCACCCTCCAGCAGTCTATACCACTCACTCGGACACTCTAGGTATATGTATACCTCGTACTTCGCTGAGCCGTCCTCCTCAAATCCATTCTCAATGCGTGCCGAATAGTAATCGTCCCTCGTGTAGTCTCTCGGTACCCACCTACCACGCAAGCCGAAGCTCTCCACCGTCCACGGCTCAAATCTCTCCCTCTTCATTTCTAACCTCTTTATCCAGCACCTTCTCTGCCCAAATCAAAGTCTCTTGCAAACCCAGTCCATCCACGCTTGCAATATCGCTCCATTCCAAGTTGGAAAATATTCGCTTCCTAATCTTTGCACGGACTTTCATCTTGCCAAACGTGAGTATTAGCTCGTACTTCCAAACTTCAATTCCCATCCAGTGTTCGCATCTCAATTCCAACACTCCACCCTCTTGTATCAATGGGTAGGTAAATCTCCAATCTTGTCTCATATCTAGTTTGTTAAAAAAGGTCGCCACCGCTGTCGCTTGAAGTGAAATTAAAAGAGAAAAGTTTTATTGTTATTTATTCTTACTTTTTGCGACACTCCCCACCGCTGTGGCAAAGTTGCGGTGGCGACCTCTGTGTTTGCTAAATCATCTAATCAAGTCTACATAGTCGGTCTCTTGCACATTCACGACCTCGTACTCCACGAGCATTAAGTCAAGCTTGTGTACAAACGCTTTAACCGCTTCCTCAAAACCACTAGCCATCACAATAAACTGCTCTCGCTTCCGCTTCTCCACACCAGCCTTTTCATCAAGTGTTATGAATGCGGCTTTGCAGTTGTAAAATCGGTCGGCTCCTGTCATCTCCAAGTCTGTGTAGACATCATAAAGTCGCACCTTTCTAATATGGTCCACGATATACGCTCCACGGTTCATCAACTCCTTTGCGACAATCGCTTCCACCTCCGTAAAACCATCGGCTTTCACTAGGTAGCTTTCGCTTACCTTTTGCATCTTTACGTTGTTGCCAATCGGCATTGGCTTCTCAAAACTCACCTTACAATTAAACCAGCTCATAATTCTTAGTTTTTATGTTTGTTAAATCATCTATTCTCTACCTATTCGCAAAGTCCGTGGTAAACAGACATGCAAGAATAGCTCTCATCATCAAATTGCAATGCACCCAGCTCTTGCGACTTCACATAGGCAAAGACCTCTTCAGCGGTTGGCACTCCGTTATCGTTGCGTTTGCACAACTCCTCTGGAATCGTCCCCTTTGAAAAAAATGCAGGCACATTCACTTTTTCGGGGTTGTGATTAATGTATTCGCACTCCACTTGCCTTTCCAAGGCGATTAATCTCTGTGCATACTCTTCATCATTAGCTATGTTCTTGATATCTCGCTTATTGCAAAACACGCACGGATAGCAACCGACACGCTTTGAGCCACGCATATATAGCGGGTTAATTTCTTGGTTGTGCTTTAGGATAAAATCCACCACCTGCTGTCCTGTCCATTTGAAAATTGGTCTTGACACACTCACGTCGTGGTGGCTCGCAAACTCCAATACCTCACGCTTCCGATAAGTAGCCTTACCAATATGCCACGGCTTAAAATAGTCACACTCCACCTCGTACTTTGCTCGTCTCGGGCTTTCATCGGCTCTAATCCCTTGCACGACGATAAAATTATCATCTTGTGCAAGTAGCCAATCCACAAACGGCTTCACCTTTAATTCTACCGTGCAATACCTCCTCATAAAATTTGGAAATATGCGGTTCTTGATAACTAACTCACTAAAGTCTAAGTCCGGCTTTAATGTCACCAGCTCCACATCGTTTGCATCTGCAATCGTCTTAACGTGCTTCAGTGTGTCTTTATGCTCCCAGCCAGTATCGCAAAATACCGCTGTCACATTGTCTGCACCATACCTCTCTACACTTTTGATAAGGCAGGCGTGGCTGTCTTTACCACCACTCCACATCACAATCACTCGCATAGCTTCACTATCAAATCATCTTTTGAAACTCCTCCCACTGCTCATCTACAAACTTCTCGCAGTCAACATCAGACACATATTCAAGAGCCTCTGCAAGGCTTCCGAACGTCTTTGTGTCTACCATATCCATACTCGCCCAGTCCTTCACCATAACATAAAAGCGGTCACGGGCTTCAAATCGTATACACAGATAGAATATTAACCGCATATAACCCTCCGCCCAATCTCTTTTGGCTTCGTACTCGGCCGTAACCTCTCCGAATGTCGCTTGCCAATTCTCCCATTTTGTGTTCATTCTTCACCTCCTTTCTCTTGTTCATCTAATCTCCTTTGATACTCGCTTTCTCTCTCCCACCACTCATCTACATACTTCTCGCAGTCTATGTTTGAGAGATAATTAACAGCTTCTTCAAGCGTTTCAAAAACTCTATTTTCTCCATCCTCCTCTACACTAGATAGTTCAAAGTCTTCGACCATTACCTCAAACGTACCCCCTCTCAAAAAGCGTATGCTCGCATAAAATAGCATGTAGCTATCCCACTCTCTTCGTGCGATATATTTAGCGGTCACCTCTCCATCGTTTGCACACCATTTGGTCCAGTTCGTCTTCATTCTTCTCCTCCTTTCTCAATTAGCTCAAACTCGTACACAAAGACGTATGGGTTTCTTTCCCAAGTACCTTTTCCACTAATCTTATCTATTAACAGTGCGTAGGTTTCTCGTGGGGTTCTTGCTCTTAATTGTTTTACTAAACTCTTTGCGTTGTAGTATGTTATAATATATTCCGTATGAGTTGCAGAGTTACCCCAATTATTGCTTACTTCTACCTCCCTAATCCCCTCTAATATACATTCCTCATCTGTAATATCTTGTAGTCGTTGCACTCGCACGTTGGTGATTTTGATTTCTGCGAAAGGCATTTTTGTGTTCGTGAACATCTTATTGTTCCACCCTGCTAAATTTTCATGTCTCTCTTTATACTCTTCTGCATATTCCCAGCTTCCAACACGTTTATATATTGATTTGTAGCTCATTGCCACCGCCACTATTTCGCCCACTTTGTAGGGAGCACGCTCTAATAGAAAGTACTCTACACTCACGACAGAACACGGAACTCCAACATTTTTTGAAGCCAGTTCATACTCTTCCAGCAAGGATTTATATTGTTCAATCAATCTCGGACTCGGAAACCTCCTCGTCTGTGTCTTTGTACCATTTAGCACGGCATCTGTTAATCTGAACTTGTCGTTAAACATTATCTTCTTCATACGCGTAGTCACTCATCCACTAGTTCCACCTCGTCCAACTTGCACTCCCATATAGGGCTCTCTCCAAAATCTAGACACACGACAGCGTTGGTCAGAGCCTCATCTCTACCCCAACGTTCCCCAATTACCATATACTCATAGCCTGTGCTTTTCTCTCTCACCTTATCGCCAATTCGCAGGTCGGTCACCTTTAGTTGCTTACTCTCTTTCATCGCTACCTCCTTTCTCCAAAATTCCAATTCGGTCTGGGGTTGTGTAGAATAGAGTAAAAAGACCAATCACACCCACTGCAATCTTAAAAAGTCCATCATCGTAAAGCTCAATGCTCTTCACCACTCCCTGCTTGTTGTCTAGCACACCAAACATCACCACGCAGTCTCCAACCTCCACCTCCTCTGGCTCCTTGTCTACTCTCTTCTCGTATATTGGCTTCGTTATGTAGACATCTTCAAAGCCTGTTGCGCTCGTCACCAACCGCTCTATGTACCAATAAGATTTATTCCTTTCCATTTTTCATCTCCTTTCTAATTGTCATCAATAGCACTGCATTCACCAGCCCAGTTGCAAAGCAAAAAGCCACGAGGAGTTCTCCGCACCCTGCGCTAAATCCCATCATCACTAGACAAATCACAAACACCACACAAAGCACCCAGTCTAAGAAAGTGTCTGGCCTATTTCTATTTATCTCCATTTCAGTTGTCAAATAATCTTTTACTACTCCTATACTATCTCTACTTCTGCTCGGTCGCAGATTACTGGTGAGACGCCAACCAAAACAGTAATCGTCTCCCTGTAAAAATCCACACTCAACACAGGTAAAATCTGTTTACCAATTAGTTCATTTTCAACCTTTGCCATTGAGCTACAACACCACCTAGCTTTCAGAAACTCCACTTTAGTCATATCCTTTCAGTTGTTAAGTAATTCTTAAATACTCTCATCTCTCACTGTCATCAAATCCCTACGCCCCAAATAAATCACTTCCATTCCTAACGCAGTGGCTATAAACACCTCCAGCATCGCACCTCGGCTCTCTCTCCAGCTCGGTAGCATTGCAATCTTCTGACACTCCAGTAGCAACAGCAAGTCCTCCCTCATATGTAACTCCCACGCACAATCCCACGGTAGTCCATTTGCCAAAGGACTTATCGCTTCATACCCCTCTCGCCTCAAATACATTTTGGCAAGTTCAAACTCCTTTCGCACCTCGTTTGGCTCTCTGCCACTAATCGCTCCACTGATATACACTCTCATAACTCCACCGAATACTCCGCAATCTGCTTCCCATTTACCTCTACTGGCTTGGATACAATCTCCATTCCCTGCTTTCTCAAGGCGTATATATGCCCGCTTAACCTCAGCGTCCCGAACTCGTAAAACGCATCTAAACTCGTCAGCTTCCGACCACTCTCCAGCCACTTTCTTATCCGATACCTCTGTTGCTCTGTCTTCATAACTCCCTAAATCCCTCCTCATCGGAACTTGGTATATAAACGTGTAGATACTCACTGCTATACTCTCGTAGCTTCTCAACGTATGCCACAAACTCCGCCCTTGATAAATCCCTCGTACTCTCTCCAAGGCTCAACACCTCTCCAGTATTCCTATTCAATACCTTACGACCGAGAAACGCACTCTTCATATACTCGTGCACCTCCTCCACGTCCACAAACTCCCACCCAGCCCCCTGCAACCCCTCCAGCATACAAGGGTAAACGACACCCCACAGATAACGATTCTGCTCGCTCGTCCGTACCCCCTTGTGCTTCCTCACGGTCACCTCGTAGAAGCCATCCTCTAACGTGTAGAGGGCATTCATAACCCTCGACACGTTAGCATCTAGCTTTCCGCCTTTCTTCATCACGTAGAACTTCATCGCCCGAATAGCTTTGGATTATCTATCTCGCCCTTATGCTCCTCAATCCACTCTATAAAGCTCTCGCACCTCGCCACCAGCTTCTTCTCCGCTTCCTCGTACTGAAATCCATACTCCTCTCGGATATGCTCCCAGCTCATTACGATACAAGGGTCTGAGGTCGCTGGCTCCTGCTTCTGCAACTCCCCAGCATTACTCCTCACCTCCATAATATCGTACTGAAACGTATAAGGCGTCCCCAGCCCCATCTGCTCTACACAGAGAGGATAAACCAAGTGCTGAGCATTCTCCTTAAACTTCCAAGGCTCGTACCTGTGCGTCACCTTTATATCGTGTACCGCAAACGGCATCAACTCATCAAGGTACCCGTACAGATGCACTCCCCCGTACCTTGTCCGCACCTCTCCCTCCACGTAGAGTTGTGGGGTGGCAAGAGCATAACGCTCTGCCAACACCTCCACCATCTCTCTCGGGAAAATGTACTCCCGACCTCTCAGCGTACCAACCACGGTATTTCCTCGCTCCTCTCGCCGTGTCTCGCCTCTCGGCTCTCCGAGAATAGCTTCATCCACCAAGTCGTTAAAAGCCGTTCCAAGGTCGGCGTACACGCTCTCAAACGGAACCCGATTAAGACTATCAAGGAACTCCTGCAACTGCTCCTCAAGGAACTCCTCTCGGCTCTTGCTCGGCACTTCCGAAAAGCCCCAAATCCTATCGTACGTATCATCAGCACCTAGGTACCTCGTATACGCGTCAAGTAGCGATGGATATATATTGTATCTCATACCCCTTACGCCTCCTTTGTAGTTGTACTCTCCTCAGCGTCCTTTGCAGGCTCCACATACTCCTTGGAGCCCTTGTCCCAAACCAGCCCCAAGTGGTTAACCCTCTGGGCAAACAGCTGTCTGAGCTTCGCCATACTGCTCCCGATATGCTTATACTCGTCTACCTTGCCGATATACTCGGTAGCTTCCTCCGCGGTATTGATAGCATCTATATCCTTTTTTATCTGCTCCAAAAGCTCGCTATACGCTTCTACCGCACTCGCCTTCACGCTCAGCATCTTCATATACGGGGCAATCACGTTATCCGTAATCCAAGTGTTCTCCAGCACCTTTCCGTCCTTCGTGATTAACTCCCCAATCGTCATCACCGCAGGCAGGTTGCAAGTGTTCTTGCCGTCATTCCTCGGGGTCGGGTCAAATGTGATGCTCCTCCTCGTCACCCCATTCTCCGTCATCATCTCCACGTATCCCAGCAGGTCAAGGTCGGTGATAATCGTGCTGTAGTTCTTCTCCCTCAAGGCAGGTATGTAGATAGTATCATCGCCCTCCTTTCTCGTGTCCCGATGAGCCACGAATACAATGTGCTTGCCAATGCTAGACAAAGCCCTCGTAAACCCTTGGAACTCCGCATTGATAGCACCCCAATCACGGATGCTCGGTTGCTTCGTACCACACACATACCCGATGATATAATCCATCATCTTACCAATCGTATCCACCACAATCGTCTTGTAGTCGCTCAAGTCCTCGGCAGGCTGGTTCGGTAGCATACCCAGCAACTGCTTCACCTCCACCCAGCTCGTCACCTGCACCGTATCCACCTCCTTAAGGTGTTCAATGTTCACACGGTGAACACCATTGTCAAAGTCCAACAATAGTGGGCTTGGCGTGGAGAGTGCCAAGGTCGTCTTACCGCTTCCCGCTACCCCGTAGACCATCATCTTCACCGTCTGTGGTGTCTCTAGTTCGTTGAATTTCTTAATAAGTCCCATAATCTTTTTACTTGTTTTGTTAGTTAGTTATTTAGTTGTACTTCCCTCTCATTGTTCCTCGCTGTGCATCTTATAGCATACCACGCCACACGCTCCAGCTACTATTAGCATCCATTGTGCTGTCGTCTTAATCGTATAACTGTCCTTTATCACCTCCTCTGCAGTCGCACCCCCTGGCACCACGCAAAAGACAATCACCAACGCTATCGCCACTAGTAATACGGCTGACATAAACAGCACCCTCGCAATCTTCTCTCTGTTCATAATCTCCAATTCGCTTCTCTAGTTACTTTGTCCAATTCCTCTCTGTTCAAGCTGTACTCCAGTCCATCATCAGTTCGGATATATACACTCTCAATCTCTATCTCCTCGTCCTCTACCTCGTATCCCGATGGTGTTATCCATCCATCTCCACCATTCCAGCGTGCCGAGTACGTCCTGCAGGCATCCACCACACAATAGACCTCCGCTTCCAACTCAACGTCTATCTCGTGGAACCTCATATCCTCTACATCTTCCAGCCACCTCTCCACGTGTTCTCCGATGCTAGCGAATACCTCCTCGCTCCACTCATCTCCAAGCACCTCCCTCAACGTTAGCTCCCTATCTAATACCATTGCTACTGTCATCATAACTGTGCCTTGTAGTACCTTAGAATTTCCTTACCCGTGTAAAATCTCCTCCCATTGTGCCTCCAGTGTCCACACCTCAGATACCCCGCTTCCGTGTGTCTCCTCACTGTGCTTACGTTCACCTCCAGCAACTCCGCCACCTCCTTCGTGGTGTACCTCCCCATCTCGCTTACCTTTGGCTCCACATTCGTCATATCGCTTCCACCTCCTCTCTATGCTCTTTTATCACTCTATATACCGTCATATAGCTTACAAGCACCTCGTTAGCGATACGCTGATACACAGCAGTTAATTTTGGCTTCGTCTCCATTCCCATTGCTTTCTCGTACATCGCAATAATCTTCTCGTCTCTAATCTTCCGACCCTTGTCGGCACTCGTCATTATCTCTCCCATTCCTTCACCTCCTTTTCTAATTTCTTTCTCTTATTAAAAGGTGGTGTCCCCATCGGTCATCTCTGTGTTTGTTATTTGTGCTTGCTAGATTGAAACCTCGGCAACCGACCCACCTACCGCTGTAGCGTGGTGAGACACCACCTTATATCCTCAATACCTACTCACTGAATCCCCGAGAAGAAACCCCTCGTAATCCTCATTGTCGTACACACTCTCCAGCAGGCTCAACAGCTTCGTCATATCGTACACCTGCACTCTCAATACCTCCTCCCTCATCTTTAGTATCTTACCGTCATTCACGGCTACCGTTATCCAGCCCTCGTACCTGTCTAGCATCTCCCCCCTTATTATCTTCACATACGCATTCGCAATCACACGACCATTCTTCGTAATCGCACTCGTGTAGAAATCAAAATCCTCTACATCGTCAGTGGCTTTCGTCCACCTACCTCTGAAAAACCTCTCTGCTCTCATTTGCTCCTATTTCTGATATAATCCTTAATCGCTTCCACTCTCTCTGTAAACTCACCATTCAATCTCTCCATTAAATCCGTGTTGAAGAAATCCGAATCCAATATTCTTCCAAGACCGATATAATAATCAACGAAACGGTCTCCTCTCGCAGACAATGGTGCCGACGTGAGAATTCCATACTTCCACAACACGTCTCCAAAGGGTCGTCTCCCAAAGCAAGCGTCAATCACTACCAAAAAGCCACCATTCGCTTCGTCATCAACTCCTATTTTCACTGAATTTTCCGTTATCTGTGCTTTCCAGAAATCCCTCCTCGTCAACACTTTTAACCTCTCCTCAATCCACTCCGTGAACTCCCTCTTTACATCCTCCAAGCTCTCTACGCTTTTATTCTCGTTCATAATTCTAAGTTGTTATTAGTTTTGATTACTTTTGTCTTATCCTTTCAAAGGCAAAGATAGGAATTTCCTTTTATATAACAAAGGAAAATCCTATTAAAATCAAAACCTTAATATACTTTAACATTATGGACGCAAATGAAATACTTGAAAAAGTGCTTGAGGAAACTAAAGAAAGCAGGGCTGGACTTGCGAAGTCTATAGGTTTGCAACCACACAGACTTCAAGACATTGCGAGAGGAAAATCAAAGGAATTTCCTTACGAGGTTGCAGATAAGATAGCTTCAACTTACCCTCAATTTAGTCGCAAGTGGCTTCTCACGGGCGAGGGCGATATGCTGACAACCAGAGACACGACCGTAACAGGCTCAGGCAATGCTGTGAATACTGTTACTGGAAACGGCAACAAAGTCTCTGCAAACGTGGCGGGCGATTTCGCCGACCTCGCAAGCAAATTTTCAGAGGCTCTCAAAACATCCCAGGAACAATTGTCCTCCAGTCAGTGTCAAATCGATCGCCTTATTAAGGTGATTGAGAAACTTAGTGGTGTTGAGAAATGAGTACGTTCTTTGTTATAGCCACATTCGCGCTTATTATTCTACTGGCAATGGCCTTTCTAATCTCATGCGCATCTCGTATTGGAGCCGAAGAACGTGGCGTTCAAAAGCAGAGCAGGACAGCTCAACGACCCAAAAAGGAACCCATGTGCGACCCTACCTCTACAGAGGAATTGGATGAGCTATACGAATCGCTTGGTTTTCTCGGAGAGCGTGTGCAGGTAGATATTTCACAAAAAGAGTTTAGCGATCAGGCACTGCCCCCACCTGAATTCTACTTTGAGATGATCCTTAATAGGCCAGATACATACCCTATAGTATCTATCCCCAAGTCATTACTTGACTCTTGGAAGAAAGCAATGTCGGAAAAGATTCACTTTGAAAGTGTGCTAATGGAAACAACTTCAAACAATAACCTTGGCATGGAATCAGAGCGGTCGGGAAATATAGACGAAGCAATAGCCTACTATGAGAAAAACATAGAGATTGGATATCCTGCGACACACTCGTATGAGAGACTGCGAATTCTCTACAGACGACGTCACGATATACAGAACGAATTGAGAGTACTTCGCGCTGGTGTTGCTCTGTTTGAGCAAAAAAATAATGATCGCTTCATCCAAGCATTATCAGAGTATCCTCAGCTAGAGGAAGAGATAAGAAATGCAAGGTGCAACCCAAAGAAAGGGACCTTGAGAGATGGTGACGGCTCACTTGTCGTGTCTTTTATAGTTGAAGAAGCGAAATATCGACTAAGAATCAAATCGATTCTTGAGCGAAATCCAGAATTAATGTACCCCCATGATTAGAACAAACATTTGAAATAGATATGGATTTAAACGCAAGAATTTATAAGTACCTTGAACACAAGGGAATAACAGCCAAGGAAATGGAGACTCGTGCCAGCCTTTCAAATGGTGCGGTATCAAAAATGGGAAATGGTACAAGGCGCTCAACAATAGACAAGTTATCTAATGCCTTCCCAGACTTAAATACTGTGTGGCTCCTCACTGGCGAGGGTGATATGCTCATCGGCGACACGAACGTAACCAACAACGGCACCTCCCAGCAGGTCGCACAGAACGTCCGTGGTCACGTCACGCAGTCCGTAACCTCCGACCTCACCTCCACCATCACCGAGCTAACCGACATAATAAAGCAGTCGCAAGAACTAGCTAGCAAATAGCAGTCGCAAACCACAGCACTCATTCAACAACTAGCAAACTCGCAACAGCAAATTTCCGAGCTGATACAGCTCCTCAAAGAAAAATAACGAATTTAACCCTATCGAAATCGACGGGGTTAAAACTCAAAGGAGATAATAAAAATTCTAATTATGGCGAATTCGCCACAATTAGATAATATCACGACACCGTATTGGGATATATCAAAATAAATAATCAACTTTGCAATGGACACTAACGATAACAATATGAAGAAGGTACACAGTGCATCTCTCGTAGTTAAGCTGGAGGGGGACAACTCTGTAGACGCAGGCACCCTTATAAATATGCTCACTCAATATATGATTATAACAGAGAGGGCAAATATTATAATGGGCGATGGTGCATACAAAACAGACGTTAAAATAAAGGCTCTTGACAAAGGCTCCTTTGAAATCAACTTTGAGGTAATAACTTCGTGGCTCCAAAACCTTATAACCAGAGAGAATATCGGCTATGCAGCTGAGGTTGTCGGTGGTATTGCAGGTGTCTTTAGTATATTCAAGCACTTCAAAGGAGAGAGAGTGACAAAGGAAGAGGTGACAAAGCAAATCACGATACAAAACGCAGAAACAATCGTGAACATCTACCTTGACCCAACAGTGAATGAGAGCATGCGAAAGACCTTTGAAACAGCTATGAACGATGACGCAATACAGGGTATGACGATAATAGCCAATAGTAACAAAACTGAAACCGTGTGGGCTGATGAGTTCGGAGAGCTGGCCATTCCAAAGGATAATATAATGCCAAATGAGCGAACGGTCGTCATACCGTCTGCACAGCTAAACATCATAAGCTTGAGTTTTAACAAAGGTGGAAATTGGCTGTTCATCTACAACGGCACAAAGATACGCACCAAACTATCCGACGATGGTCTCCAAAAAGCAATTGACCAAGGTGCTACATTCGCCAAGGGCGATTCACTTCGCGTGGAATTAAACATCACACAAAGGTGGAACGAAGAGTACAATGCGTACGAGAACAAATACTACAAGATAGCCACTGTTTTTGAGCATATCTCAGCTCCCAAACAACCACAATTCTTTGATGATAATATAGAGGATTGACAACAAGTCCTCTCCACGATTTCAACAACAGAAAACAAGGTAAAACCAGCCCGAAAAAGCAAATCACGAGCAAGCAAATAATACACGTCCGTAAACAGCACGCTTCCAGCCACTTACAAGCACACGCAAATACCTGTCACGCAGGGGGTCGCGGGTTCGAGTCCCGTCCATACCGCAAAAGTGTATCATTAGGCACTTAAAATCAAAATTTAGGATAATCCTAAAAAGTCAATAAGCTCTGTAAGTCAATCACTTACGGAGTTTATTATTTTTTACCCTATTCAAACTTTGATACCTCTTAGTTCTATATTTGTAACCATTGATAATCAGAGATGTATCAAATGTAACAATAAGCCTTAAAAATCACTTGGCTACAAAATGGCTACACTCAAAATGTTGCTAGAAATGTAGCCAGATAGATTATTTCTTACAGAACTCCCTAGGTAGATTCGCTTCTTTCACTATTAAAAATTTAGAAGTATGATTGTGATGAAGCAGAAGTTAAATCTAAAGGTGAGTTATTACACTCGTGACGGCAAGGAGCATAAAGGTGAAAGTCCCATAATGCTTCGTGTCTCCCTAGACGGAAACAGATCAAGTTTCGGTCAAATTGGTTTGAGTGTTGAACCAAAACACTTATCTAAGAGCAGGGTTATCAATGATTGCCCTAATGCTACTAATCTAAATGCCGAGCTTAATGAACTGGAAGCTCGCATTCGCTTTATTGCTGAACAACTACAAGGAAAAAGAAGACTTAACCTTGAGAATTTGAAAGAAGAGTTGTCAGGCAAAAACAGGCTAAGCAATATATTTCTGTTCTCTTCGAGGAGCTTATTTACGAAAGTGAAAGAGCTTATCAAAGTGGGAACATATCAAAAGGTACATTCAATCGACACAAGAATTACCAGCGTGTGTTTATGAACTTTATTGCTTATAAATATCACCGTAAAGACTTACGTATTGATGAGGTGACTAGGAGCTTGATAAGCGATTATGAAGAATACTTGTGGAGCGTACTAGGATATTGTCATAATACGCAAATCAAGTATATGAGGTTCTTAAATCAAGCTACTAGAAAAGCAATAGAGAATGGGTTGCTAGGGAAAGATCCATTTTGCAATATCTCGTTTACTGAAGAAGAGACGGATATTGGATTCCTAGATGAGAACGACCTTGCCAAGCTAATGAAAACGAAAATCACTAAGAAACACTTGGAGTTTGTGCGTGATGTATTTGTATTCTCGTGTTTTACAGGACTTTCATATAGTGATGTTTCGCTACTCACGAATAACAACCGTGTGACAATGAATGGCACCGATTGGTTGCTTATCAGGAGAAAGAAAACAAATGGATTGTCTCAAATACCACTATTGCCACAAGCATTAGATATACTTGATAAGTATAAAGACTATGAGACTTCTGAGGGCAGGCTGCTACCTGTCCCTTGTAATCAGGTAATTAACCGTCAGCTCAAAGAAGTGCAAGCCCTTTGTGGCATACAGAAGAAGCTTACCTACCATTTGTCACGCCATACATTTGCGACTTTAGCTCTTACCAAAGGAGTAAGTCTTGAAACTGTAAACAAGATCTTGGGGCATAAGAAGCTGACAACAACTCAGATTTATGCTAAAGTGATTACACCGAAGATCTCATATGAAATGAACGCATTTAATAACCGATTGCAGCAGGAGAGAAACATCATATGATACCGACAAAGAATAATGAAGCCCTTTTTGAGCAGTTCAACGCTTATATGGAAGGAAGAGATAAAAACTTCGAGTTACTTCTCACAGACCAAGAACTACAGACCATTTTTGGCATTTCTAGAATGACCTTGTATAGGGCAAGGCGATCAGGGAAATTGCCATATGAGAATGGCTTTGGAGGTCAAATTGTATATCGTTTTGAGAATGTGCTATTGGCGGTAAAGACCAATAGGTTTATGATTAGAGGTCTAACAAAGTTTGATGCTATTGAGCGTCTTGAAACCTTTAAGAAGATGCTTGAACTATGAGAAGTAGAGTAAACCAAATCCAGTGTTTTATGCATTCAAATAGGGGTTGCTATATAACGATAACGATAGAACAGATAGAGAACCCCGATGAACACTACAACTCCATTTCTTTAGAGGAAATAAAATTTCCTACAATTCAACGATATTTCCTTAGAGGAAATAATGTCACTTTTTCAAAAGGTGAGAATTGTGTTTTTGAAAACAGGAAAACCAACAGCGATATTTCCTTATTGGAAATAATATTTCCTATGATGCAACGATATTTCCTTAGAGGAAATAATGCTATTGGTTTTAGAAACAATGTTTCCCTCACAGAAACGGTATGCTGACTAAAAAGATGGCAAAGAAAAGAGATACATATATAGCAGGTCAAACCCTGCAAAACAAAGTAGAGATAGATGAGTTTGGGAATCGCACCGTGACCCAAAAAGTAATTTATGAACAGAGAGAGTTTGTAGAGGGATATACCGATGTGAGACTGCCAATAAAGCATAAGTTTCAAAATGGTGGATTTATTACTGTTTTCCAAGAAGCTCTACAAACCATAGTGCAATATGGTAATCTCTCCAAGTCTGAAATGGCATTATTATTGTGGCTCTTAGGCACTGCTGGGATAGATGGCTCAATAATCACAGATCTTGATGAGATGAGCGGAGCTCTAGGCATTGGTAAACCGATGGCGAGTAAAGCATTAAAGGGGTTAGTTGAAAGGAACATTGTTCTAAGACGAGATAGAAGTAGATATGAAAGGACTCCTCTACGAATGGATCTTACTTTTAATTATGATCAACTTAATTATAACATAGCCTATAATGGCAAAACAGCAAATTTCAAAAGAAAAAGGTTCGAACACCCTGCACTATCTGTTCCTGGAGCCCAAGAGGGGGAATGGATTGATACCGTAACTGGTCAAGCAACGATAGAAAAAAATGGTCAAATAGTTCAAGAATGTTTACCCCTTGGGATTGATCAAGACGAAGTAGAAGCATCTGAACAGTAGGGAAAAGGAGTTATGATAATAGCAGTAGATTTTGATGGTGTCTTAAATGCAACCGCATATCCCAATGTTGGTGAAGCTATCCCAGGTGCAATTGAAGGTATGCAAAAACTACACAGTTTAGGTCATACCTTGATAATTTGGACTTGTAGAGCTGGCAAAGAGTTAGAAGATGCTATTGAGTGGTTACTTGAAAATGAAGTCCCTTTTGTCGGGGTTAATTGCAATACCACTGAGAGAATTAGGCAATACTCTAACGACTCAAGGAAGATTTCAGCAGACTTATACATCGACGACTGTATTGTGGGTGGTTTCCCAGGTTGGGAAACAGTCTTGGATCATATATACAAAAGGCAACAAGAGTGTGTTCAATTTAGCAAGTAAGATTATGTCAATGACTTCATTTTTAGGTGGCATTCAGAATGACCCAAACTTTTCTGAAAGACTAGAAAGGATAGAGCAAAAGCTGGATCTCTTGCTAGAGCAGAAATCTGATTTGTACGAGTGCGTTCACTCATCAGATATTCTTGATGTGGTTGATGTAGCCTCTATATGCAAGGTTGCCCCGAGAACAATTTATAATTGGGTATATGCTGGTAAACTTACTTGCTTTAAAGCGAATGGCAGATTACTTTTCAAGAGAACAGAAGTGGAAGACTTCATTTCTAGAAGAAAACACAGGAAAATATGACGTTCTTATGTCCTCTCAAAAGTACATTCTTTTACATCATAATACATTCTTTTACATCGTTTACGGAAAATCCTTTTATGTAGGCTGAAGAGGATGTACTTTTGCCTTGGTGATTTGGTGATAACTACCAATCGACAATAATGTTAATACTGTAATAAGTAACACAGATAAAAAGAATTATGAACAAAGTTCTATTAAGTTGTATAGCTACCTGTGTGGCTTTTATCCTCGTTTCTTGTGGAGGAAAGGATGCCCCTGTTACTCCGACAACCAAAGATGCGATCATTACACACACGTACAAGATTACCTCAACAGCCCCTATTGAGATGAGCTTGAATGTCACATCAGCAACAAGTAGCCCTGCTATTTCAGGTGATATATTCCTCAATGGAGTTGATCAAAAAACCAATGTGTTTAATCAAGATATAGCACATGAGGGTTCAAAGAGCTACGATATTAAGGCAACATCTATTTTTCTTTCCACTTTCATCACAATTACAACTGATGAAGTTGATGAAGTAGAAGTGACCTATGAGTGGACTTCCACTATCAATGGCAAACAAGTAAAATCAGACAAGGGAGTGCTTATCATTGGTGGTGTAAAGCAAACTAAAGTCTATCAAACAGAGCTATAAGCAAATTCAATGGTCATCACTTTTGCAAATCAAAAGGGAGGGGTAGGGAAAAGCACTCTTGCTATGCTCTTTGCCAATTGGCTTACTGAGCGGAACGAGAGTGTTGTCATCATTGACCTTGATAGACAAAGTACAATTCATCATCAGAGAGAGCGAGACAAGTCTATGTTTAGTGAGCAATCGTATGGCTATGATGTTCTCCAGTATGATATAGACACTCCAGTAAAAGACATTACCTCAATGCTTCTTCAGCTCAAAAGGGATAATGAGCAAGCTTATATCATTATAGATGCTCCTGGTAATCTTAGTGAAAACGGACTAGTCCCTTTCTTGGCTTTAGCTGAAGTGATTATTTGCCCATTCCAGTATGAACGTAAAGCGTTGGATTCTACTGGTACATTTATCGTAGTACTACAGCGACTATTGGAGCAATATGGGACAAAGCCAAAGCAGGTTTATCTTCCAAATAGAGTGCGGATTAATGTGGGGAATAAAGAGGAACGAGAGCTGTATGAACAGATACAAGAGGTTTTCAAGAACTATGGACTTGTGTCGCCATATATAAAAGATTTGCAATGTCTTGCACGAGTTAATTCCTTTGGTCTGACAAAGGAGCAAGATAGTGTAGTATGTGAATGTTTTAATTGGTTAAAAGAAGAAATATGCAAGAACTCAATTTAGGTGCTTTGACAACATCGGTGCAAAAGTCTTCATCAGGTGAGGGTCAAGAAGCAAACCCTACTACAAAGAAGAAGTCTTCGAATGCAAAATCCGAAGCTTATAGCAGTAGTAGGATACAACTATCCGAAGAGAATAGAGATCGGATAGACCTATTACGCCTCAGTGATGGTATAGATGTCACTTCAAGAACTCAACTGGTAAACGCTATCATAGCAAAATACTTTGACGAGCATTCTGAAAATATATCTGCAAGTATTAAGTCACTATTAGAGAAGCTATAATTGATATGTCATTTACCTCATTTGTCGTTGTCTGTGTGATTGCTCTAGTAGGGTACTATATTTTCTTAGCATTGAAGCCAGAGAAGAAAAGCTTTAGCTATGAAGATAATGATAGTGATTTTGACGGTACAGAGATTGTTATTGACCCACCAATCGCTGTGACGATAGGAATGGTTAGTTTCGTCCCTACTGTTTCTGAATCTCCCAATTGTGGCAACTCTAGTAACAACAATACAGATGATGATAAGACTGCAAAGAATAGATACAATCAAGTTACGACTGTGAGCAATTGCTCATTGTCTAACGCTGAAATAAGTGCATTCTATACCAAGGATGCAGTTACAGAAGGAGAGTCATTATTTTCAAATATTTTCAAACAATTCAAGTAAATTATGGTATTATCAACTACTTCAAAGAAAGGGCAAAGAATGCTCTTTATCGCACTAGCATGTGCTTTTTGCATGTGCGTACTTACTCCTGAAGCTTTTGCTCAAGGACAAGCTGGAGCATCTGCTCTTTCTACCGCTACATCTACAATCAAGGGTTACATTCCTCTAGTTCAAAAGCTCGTATATGCTATTGCTGGAGTTGTGGCTCTAGTCGGTGGACTTAGCGTTTATATCAAGATGAACAATGAAGAACAAGATGTCAAGAAGTCTATTATGATGGTTGTCGGTGCTTGTGTCTTTTTGGTTATCGCTGCAACAGCTCTTCCTGCATTCTTCAATTAAGCTATGGGAGCAAAGACTCATAAGATATTCAAGGGGTTACAAAAGCCCCTTGAATTTATGGGTCTCAAAGGGCGTTATGTATGGGTTGGATTAGGAGGCGCTTTGTCTTCAATACTACTGTTCATCATACTTTTTATTAGTATAAACTTCGTTACAGCTTTACTCGCTTTATTGATAACTCCTTCAGCAATTGCCTATTGGATATTTAAGAATATGAAGAAAGGTCTGCATAGTAAGCAAGAGGATAAGGGAGTGTATGTTGTAATGTCAGTCATATCAAGGAAACCAATATACGATGAGAAAAAAGAAAAAGTTGGAGTCTCCGTATCTGACTGTTGAAGATGTGAATGGTTATGGGGTGATTTACAATAATGTAGGCGAATACTCAGTCGTATTTCGCTTACAAAACCCTGTGCGTAAGTACTCGTCAGATCCTGACGGGTATGACGAGTATAACCATTTTGTTGAGAATATGATAAAAACATTGGGAGCAGGGTACTGTTTCCAAAAGCATGATATATTCTCACGTGTTCCCTTTGAGGCTCCAAGCTCTAATGACTTTCTGCAAGAAAGCTATTTTGAATATTTTGAGGGGAGACAATATACGAAGCATATAACCTACCTGACGATTACCCAAGAGAAGAAAAAGGGTCGATTTCAGTATGATGCTTCAATGTGGAAAGACTTTTGGGAAAAGGTGAATAAGGCAAAAGACCTACTTTCTACCTCACACTTCAATCCTACTATTCTTAACAGGTTAGAAGTGACTGAATTTATACATAAGTACTTCTGTTTGAACTTCAAGGACAAGTATTTTTCCTTGTCAAATATCTATGCCAACGAGCATTACTTAAAGCTCGATGATAAGAAAGTGAAGTGTACTTCTTTGGTAGATATTGACGAAGTCGATATGCCAAATGATATATCACCCTCTTTCAGCAGAGATATTAACGGTTCACCTTATACAGAGGACTTGTTTACTTTCCTTGATCAGGTTCCAGGAGCTGAAACAATAGCGTATAATCAAGCCATCTATATACCAAACCAGAAAAATGAAAGTGTCCGCCTTGCAAAGAAGCTAAACCGTCACGCCTCTTTGCCCTCGACCCCAAATGCTATTGCCGCAAAAGAAATTGAAGCGGTACAAAACATTGTGGAGTCAGAGAATAAGATGTTCGTCTATATGCACTACAGCATACTAACGGTAGGGAAGAAACTAGACCAATCACTTAACTACCTTGAAAGTGCATTTGGAAAGCGAGGAGTAAGGTTGTCTAAGTCAAACTTTAATCAACTAGAGTTATTCCTTGCTTCTCTACCTGGGTGTGGCTACTGGGCAAATCCTAAGTATGATCGATTTATTACCCTCAATGATGTGGCTGGTTGCTTACAATATAAAGAGGTAGAATATCTTGATGAAGACACACCACTCAAGGTGTATTACACAAATAGAGCTGGTATTCCCAAGTGTATTGATTTCACTGGCAAAGAGGGGAAGAATAAGCTTACAACCAATAGTAACTTCTTCTGCCTAGGGCCTTCAGGCTCAGGCAAGAGTTTTCATATGAATAGCGTAGTGCGACAACTCTATGAGCAAGACACCGATATTATAATGGTTGATACAGGACACTCATATGAGGGTCTTTGTAGTTACTTAGGAGGAAAGTATATCTCGTATCGAGAAGAAGCACCTATATCAATGAACCCTTTTCAAATCACAAAGGAAGAAGTGAATATTGAAAAGATAAACTTCTTAAAGTCCTTGATATTTGTAATATGGAAAGGAGCCTCAGGCAAGATAAGTACCGTAGAAGACGAGTTTATTCAACGTACTATTGAGACCTACTATAAGTTCTATTTTGAACCTTTTGATGCCTATTCTGATGAGCAACGAGAAAGGCGTAAGAGCGTTTTGATGCTTGAGTATCGAAATAAAAGAAAAGAGACCAATATTGAAGATGAAAGACTTGTAGCGAAGAGAAGAATAAAGATGCTACAGGAGTTCAACGAGCTTAAAGGCAATACTGAAGCCGAAGTAGAGTCTGCACAAGCTAAAATCGAAGAACTCAAAGAGAAGTATGAGATAGAAGAAAATGAGACGATGTCTATTATCTTATACGAAATCAGCAAAGAAGAGGAGGAGCTAAGGTCTATTCAAGTTAAAGAATTGAATTTTAATTCATTCTTTGAGTTCGCTCTTCAGTATATACCATTTTTGCAAGAGGAGAGTAAAATCACATTTGATATAGACGAGTTTAGATTTCTTCTATCTAAGTTTTACAAAGGTGGAGCTATGGAGAAAACGCTCAATGAGAATATGGACTCCTCACTCTTCGATGAGAAGTTCGTGGTCTTTGAAATTGATGCGATAAAAGATGACAAGACACTATTCCCTATTGTTACGCTTATCATAATGGACTTGTTTCTTCAGAAGATGAGGCTCAAGAAAAACAGGAAAGCCCTTATCATTGAAGAAGCTTGGAAAGCTATCGCTTCAGATCTTATGGCAGGTTACATTTTGTACCTCTATAAAACCGTCCGCAAGTTTTGGGGCATTGTTGGTGTTGTCACTCAGGAAATAGAAGATATTATCTCTTCTGAAGTTGTTAAGAGTGCAATCATCAACAACTCTGAAATCACAATCCTATTAGACCAAACGAAGCTGAAAGATAGATTTTCAGAAGTGCAGTCTTTACTTGGTCTAACAAATATAGAATGCTCAAAGATATGGACTATAAACAACCTCGACAACAAGGCTGGTAGAGGAGCGTTCAAAGAAGTTTATATACGTAGAGGGTTGTATGGAGAGGTTTATGGAGTAGAAGAAAGCCCTGAGTGCTATATGGCTTACACTACTGAAAAGGTAGAGAAAGATGCACTTGCGAAGTATAGAGCGAAGTATGGAGATATACAAATTGCAATCCAACAGTTCTGTAATGATTGGAGAGCATCAGGAATATCTAAGATTATGGACTTTTCAAAACAAGTGATGGATAGAAATGAATAGGACAATTTTACTTCTCATTATCTTAGTCTCTTTTGTGACTTCAAGCTTTGCTCAAGGACGAATTGTCTTTGATAGAAAGTCTGCCGCACAAGCTACAGCGAATGGAGTAGCTGCAACAGCACAAGAAGAGCTTATTCGTTCCGAGTTCACAGTGATGAATGAGGAGCAGAATAAGGTGAAAAATATGGTGGTGATGGTTGAGCAACATCTTAACAAGGTGGAGAAAATCCAACAAGATATCTCAGCGTTCAAAAAAGAAGGTGCTGCAATTAAGCTCTTTGCGTTTAAGGCAAAGAAAGCTACAACGGCTCTTGGAGAGCTAAGCAATGAGATCCTTAACAAACCACTAGGTTTAGCTGCTTCATATAAACCTATATTCAGCCTTTCCAATGATATTTACGGTATTTGCCGTGATATGGTAGGAACAGTGATAGACGGTAAGTTTGCTTTGCCTGGGCTAGAGAAACAGACCAAGACAAAGCCACAAATGAACCTCCTTGAGCCTCAAGAAAGACTTGAATTCTACAATAGGTGCAACTACGAAATGGATCTAATCATATTCAAGATTAAGCAGATGCAGATGAGTATAATCTGTAATGACAATCTTGACAATGCTTTTCAACAAGTAGCTCCCTTGACCTATATAAATAATGAATACGGCAAACAAATAGCAAATGATATTATCAACTTATGGAAAAAATAATACTCATAATAGCATTAGCCGTACTTCCTTTGGTTGGCTATTCTCAGGTTAGAGCTAAACCTATGGATATACCTTCTTTAGAGTTACTCATAAAGTCACATAAGGTAAAATATGATAGACTGGAGTATCGAAATAAGAATGAAATGAAGCATTCCGCTTGGTCAACCACTGTGGCAAATGTCACAAACAAGTACGAAGAGATGCATAAGGAGTTAACCACTCGCTACTCTATGGTATCTGCGTGGGGTACTACAGCACTTGCTGCTTTGAATTTAGCTAAGGATATTAAAGACACATTTCCCCTGCTGAATACTTTTATTCAGCAGACTAAGCACTTAACAAACATATATGTCATAAGAGAGTATGCCAATACGATTGAAGCCATAAATCTTGAATGTAAATATCTATCTGCGACCATAAAGAAAATACCTCTATTAAGGGCAGATGCACAATCCATACTAGAAGTAATCCTAGAATTGGAGGCAAGAGTTAGTAGCATAAATCAACACCTAAAGAATTGCATTTTTATGGTAGAGGGATATATAACCCTTCAAGGAATTGGGTACAAGACCTCGATCGTTGATAAAGGGCGTATTGCTACAAAAATAATACAAGACTATACACGATGATGAAGAGATTTGTATTGATACTATTAGCAATGATTGCTTTTTCAAGCCTTTCATCTGCTCAAATACCTGTCTATGACAAGGCTAAGCACTACCAACTAAGGAGTATGGAAACTGGACCTTGGGAGTTTCATCCTTCGTGGTGGTATTATTTCTTGCATAAGAAGTATTCAGGTGCTTCGCTATACTGGAAATGGGCTTGGTTTAATTCTCGTTTTGAGGTGAAGTTTACCCCCAAGCGATATCAGCCAAATAAAACGCGGAGGGCTATTATGTTGGTCCAGGCGAAGATGTCAAAGTCAAAGTATGAAGCCATTACGGCTTCTATCAAAGATGTGCATAAAAGAGAAATGTTAGATGTGGCGGATAGATCAGTGGACATAGTTTATAAAGATTATGATCCGATGTTTGTTAAGCTCAACATTTTAATGCAACAAAAGATCCTTGAATATCGTAAGCTGATAGGTGTTGATAGCCAACTATCAGAGTTCATTCTTGAGCATAAAAAGATAAAAGACAGTATAACATATATGAGAAAGAATTATGTCAAGAACGTGGATAGACAAAAATCCTACCTCTCTGAACTCAAGAATTTGGAGAGCCTCATTGTGAAGTGTAACAATGTGCTTAAAGCACGTTATTTTATTAACTCATTAGACGAGCTGAAACGTTATGCATGAATTGCTTGATGAACATTTTTTATCTATCGTAACTTCACTCGGAGGTTTCTTTAGACACTATTACGGCTCATTAGTCGGCGTAGGCAAAGCTCTTGGAGCTGTATTAAGTCTTGTCGTTGTAGCTTCAGAGGCTTACCAAATGATGCTATTAAAGAAGAGTATAGACATTCTTGCTCTCCTCCGCCCTATACTTATTTGCTTTGTTTTGGCATTTTGGGGGTCATTTACAGCTGGGCTTAGACAACCCTTTGATAGTATAGAAAACTGGGCTAGAAAAGGAGTTTATCAAACGGAAGTAAATAAGGTAAACCAACTTCACAAGAAAAGGTGGGAGGTACAGTTCAAGCAATACCAGATACTTCAGGAAGCAAGAGCCAAAGCCGAAGTCGCTGAAGATCAGGTTAAGGAGAATAAAAATGCAATTATGGAAGCTTGGGATAATATTAAGGAATTCTCAAAAAAACTACTTGATATATCAAAAGTCATATTTGATCTCAAAAACACATTTATGAACTGGATCTTAGAGCATATAATCAACTTTATAGCTTCTATAATTTGGCATGTTTGCGTCTTGCTAACTTTTTTCGGAAAAGAAATAGGGCTGGGGATATTAACTATAACAGGCCCAATTTCATTTGGAATTTCTGTCTTGCCAGTATGGAAAGATGCTTGGGCTTCTTGGGTTGCTAGATACCTTTCTTTCTGTTTGTATGGGTTTGTAGCCTATTTGATAATGGCAGCTGCTATGCAACTCTTTAAATATGGTATAGAAGTCGATATACAGAGACTTTCAACGCCAGGAGTACCAAATCCATATAATTTTAATAGATTGTATTCTATTGTTGGTGCCGTTGTTGGTGGATATGGTCTTAGAATGACCCCTGAAATAGTGTCGTGGATATTTCCAACAAATACATCTATGGCTATTTCAAACTTTATTGGTGGTATGCAAAATGCAGTTAAACAAACAGCTGGAACAGCCGCTAAAGCAGCTGCTGGTGCAGTATAAAGAAAGGGTAGAGTATGGTTATTAAGAATATTGAACAAAAGATCAAGCTCGCCTTGATTGTGAGTGTTCTTTCAATTGTGGCTGGGGTTATTGCTATTGTAGGTATCTCCTACGGAACTACGGTAGCATCTAAAGCCAGTGATCAAGTATATGTCATCAAAGACGGCATACCTGCATTAGCTGAGAAAACAGATCGTTCTTCGAGTTTTGAAATCGAGGCTAAAAGCACGATAAAGACCTTTCATCGTTTGTTCTTTACACTACCTCCTGATGACAAGTATATCGAACAAACATTAAGCGATGCCCTATATCTGATTGATGATTCAGGTGTAAAGCAAAAGAATGCATTGTATGATAAGGGCTTTTACAGCGATATCCTTTCACACTCAGCGAACTTCACAATTATCTGCGATAGTATCATTCTTGACCCTGCTAATATGACATTCCGATATTATGGTAAGCAAAGGATTGAAAAGAAGTATTCCTTAACCATTAGGGAGTTAGTAACGACTGGTGGGTTAAGACAAATTACTCGTACCGAGAATAATCCCTTTGGCTATATCATAGTCGATTATCGTACGATCTCAAACAAAGACTTATCTGAAGAGAAGAGGTATTGATATGCTACGAAAGAGATTAAGAAAGAAACTTAGCGAACAGCAACTCTCCTCAATCGAGAACTTAGGAGAAACGGTAGGGAAGAGAGCAAAACTAGATGGGGTCATTAATAAGGCAAATGAATATCTCCTAAAACATAGGCGTGTTGCTTTACCACTTATTGTTTTGGGAACCGCTTCTATGTTAGTTGTAGGGGTCTTACTTGATAAGGCAAGATATGACGAAGAAGTATTTCAGGTTACCGAAGCACCTAAATCTGTGTCAACAGATAACCCTATAACAGAAGAGTACAATAAAATGGTCTTAGAAGCCATTGAAATTTCTGATAGCATCCAATATCTTTTTGAGAGAGGAAATCTATCTCATGAAGACTCTGTGTATATAGCTTCAGGAATGACTTACATAGAAAACATTAACCAAATGAAGAAGTGACATGGGTAAGAAATTAAATCTCAAAGGGGTTAATCTCAAGGATAAGAAGTACATTTTCCCTCTTATTGTACTCGTTCTAGTCATTATCATTGGCTGGTTCGTCTTTGAGGTAGTCAAAGAAGTAAATAAAGGAAAGCCCAACCAAGATGAACAAGTAGAGGTGAACGAAATACAGTCACTTCCTGCTGGAGAAGGAGGTACTATTGTGTCAAAATCTGATGCTATGCAAAATGCTTTCCGTGATGAAACAGAATACACAGCAATGCAAGGGCTGTATGATCCAACAATCATCACAAGTGACACTACCATATACACAGCTGAAGAGATAGCTTATTTGGATTCCCTAGAGCGTATAGCCCAAGCAAATCAAGCTGATATTGATGCTATCAATGCTGAAATAACAAGAAGCAATCAAGAGTTGTCTGAAGCTAGAAGAGGTGCTCCAAGTTCATATCCTGCTGGCGGAGGGCACTTTGGCTCTCAAGAGACAATGCAAAGCCCTGATCAAGACTTGATGAATGAAATGATAATGTATCAGAAGCTCATCAATGGGGAAGAAATTCTTACCCCTCAAGAGGAGCAAGCGAGGAGAGAGGAACAAATAAGGCTGGAAGAGAGGCAAAGGGTGCTCCAAGAACTCAATGCTCAAGAAACCAAGGTTGTAGAAAAGATTGATAATATCAATACTTCTGCTTTTAACACGATTTCTCCCAAAAAGAAATCAGATGAGAAGCTTGACAATACTATCAAAGCAATGGTAGATCAGACAACAAAGGTAGAACAAGGTAGTAGAATTCGTTTTGTTTTACTTGATGATATACGAATAGATAACCATATCATTAAATCAGGAACTCATATCTATGGTGTTGTTACTGGTTTTGAGGAGCAACGAATAATAGCAGATATTAAGTCTATCCTTGTCAATGGTGAATACCTAAAGGTTGATTTATCAGTGCTTGATGTCGATGGTTTAAGAGGCTTATATGTACCAAAGTCGGCTTTCAGAGATGCTACTAAAGCGGCTGCTTCGCAAGCTATTCAAGGCGGTCAAATGAACATCAATAGCACCCCTGATAATTTTGTGGGTATGGCTTCACAAGCCTTACAGAATGCCTATCAAAGTGTTGCACAAGCCGTTTCAAGCAATGTGACAAAGTCAAAAGCGACTGTGAAATATAATACAATAGTTTACCTAACAAATGCCAACTGA